CTTCTTCTGCCCATCTAGTAGGGGGTATCCAGCAAATGCCCGATGCCACAATATCTGCAACAGAGTTAAGTCGCGCTAACTTATCACCCGATCCTCTATGCGGAGTATACTCTGATACGGGCAGTCCCATCCGTCGCATTTCTTGATACAACGCGGTACCCGCACTTTTCTTTTCCACAATAAACGCGTCAGGTTCCCATTCAGCGTACTCTTCCATTGCTAGTGTTTTCAACTCAGGAAACTCCATACGCTTCTTTATACTGTTTAACAATATAATATTGTACGCATTTGTATCTTCGTTGAAGAAAACGCCCCAAGTAGTAAGTGCTGTATAGTCAGCACGGTTGTGTGTTTCTGCTGCGGCGTCCAAAGACATTATAAGGTATTCAGAGGAAGGGGGGCTATCTTGTTCCCACAGGTTCCACCAGTCTCGCTTAACTATCGACGCTTCTTCAGACGTAGGATTTTGTTGGTATTGTGCGTTCCATTGGAACGTGGGCATAGATGCTTTAGTACGTAGCAGTGCCTCTAAGTCAAAAAACTCAGGCCACAGTGGTTTCTCCACGTAACGATCAGTTTTTTTATTTTTTACTTCTAATATAGCTGGAAACTCTACCACTTCGTACTGGTCAGAGCGATTGTTCTTTGCCATGTCGTTTGTAACACGCCCAGTCAAATCGTCCATGTGCCATCTAGTTTGGATGATAGCTACGCTACCTCCGGGCATTAGACGAGTACGCGCACCAAACGTAAACCACTCGTATGCTTTAGCAAACACCTCGAAGTTCCCGTTGATCACGTCTTGTTCAGAATGTGGATCATCAACAAGCAGTAAATCTGCGCCACGCCCAGCAAGAGCAGAGCCAATTCCACAAGCATAGTATTCTCCTCCGACGTTTGTGTTCCATCTACCTGCTGACTTACTATCCTGTGCCAGTTTTACAGTAGGGAATACCGAGCGGTAGTTATCTGTAGCTATTAAGTTACGTACTTTACGCCCAAAGTCCACAGCTAAATCTGTAGTGTGAGAAACCATCATGACCTTTTTGTTCGGGTTTCTGCCTAAATACCACGCCGGATAGAAGATAGAAACAAGCTGGGATTTACCATGCCTAGGGGGTATATTCACACAAACACGGTCTTTTTCCCCTCTCTCAATGTCCATAAGCATGTCCGCTAGTATGCGGTGGTGCTTACCTACAATAAACTCGGGCATCATTAGCTTACAGAAGGCTATAAGGTCATCATACGCGGCCTTATTCTGCTTACGGGTGTTCAATTCCCCCGCCATTTTGTCTATTTCAGCTATTTCATCGTTAGAAAAGCTGTCTAGGTTGTCTAGCAACCGCTGAATATCGTCTTCAGAGAAGTCTAAAGCCATATCACTCATCAGATTCGTCCTCGATACCTAGTTCGGCATCAATATCTATGGCATCTGGGTCTACAAACTCCGCATCTATTACGTCTTCCTCTGGATTTACCAGCTTTGATAGCTTACTGCGTAGGCTTTCACGTAGTTCATCGGTCGTTCTGTGGGTAATTGTGACTTCGGTCTTGTCTGTAAACAGCCCAACGTCCGAAATCTTACCCAAAAGCTCCAATGCTCGAATACGAACGCGGGGGTCTGGGTTCTCAGTCTCTTCAATTAACTTGTTTGTAACCAAATGACGGACTTGAACTGCGCTTTCTACGACAGAATGTCCGAATTGGGTGAGAATATTGTGTGTCATCATCAACGCGGCGGGTGGTAAAGCGGATGCGCGTTTAGTCGAGACCTTCTTAGAAGTCTTTTCAGGGTTGTCAGCGTAAGCCAAAGTGATTTTTGCAGCAATTGCTTCGTCTTCACTCGTAGGTTCTATCTCTAACCCGTGTTCTTCTAGCATAGAAGCAGTATTACACGCAGCTTCAGCCCGCGCACGCAGGTCCATGTAAGGAATTTCATCCGAGTATGGTACACCAATCTCTGGTTCGAGCATTAAAGACATACTGTTTCCGCAGGTTATTAACCGTTCATGTCGAGTTATACACAATAATTTGTTTTTGTGCAAGGAGGTTGGGACTCCTAGTGGGGGGTGTTCCATATATAAGGGGGGTGGGGGTACCGAACTCAGAAAAAACACAATCGTTCGTGTAAACTAGTAATACATAGGAGAGAGGGAGTCCCAAGCTGTGAAGTGGCCTATGGGGGGCGGGTAGGGTCTGGCCTATCCTGTTTTGTTAGTGCGACACTAACAAGCCTATCGGATTGTGTGTAAACTTGTCATCCTGTCAGTTTATCTATTGATTTGTTATCATATGTTTGGCATAGTGTAATTGTCATCAGGGGGAACCTGCTGACATAACTTAACTGTCAATCATAGGAGAATGACATGCGTACTTTAAACACAGCAACACAAAAGAAAATAGCTAGCGCGGTTGAGCTAGGCATCAAGGCAGACAAGGCGGGCGTTGCGGCGCTTGACTTGTTAATAGCAGACGGGTTTGACAAGGTGACTGATTACGTCAGCCCTAAGTCAGATGGTTCAACCATCCATGCGGATGAATGGACAGCGCTTAGATCAGCGGTTGTCATGGGCTTCACTAAGTCTAATCAGGCATTGCTAGCCAAGCCCACTAAGTCACTTACTGAAATACAAAAGAGTGACAAGCGATACTGGCAACAACAGATCGGTGCTCGCATCGGTGACTTCAAGTCACAGATCAGCAAGCGCTTAGATGGTGACAAGTCAGACGGTGCAGGATCACGCAACCGCCCACTTGATCAGCGGGTCCGCGATAACTTGAATGATGTTATCAAGGTATGCCAGACAGCGGAGGAAGCAACCTTCGATCTGACTGACATGATTGCCAAGATCAAGGTTGCCTTGGCGGTACTCAAGTGAAGCGCTTGATTGAAATAGGAGGTGGCCTAGCGGCCACCTTCGCAATCGGAGCCATGTTTGCTTTCATCATCATTAACTTGTTACTAGGTTGTGAGTCATGGGATCAATCATATTGGACAGCAACTAACTCTTGCTTAACACCCACGGCAATTTGGGATTCAATTGTCAACTAAGATCAACCCCGCTTCGGCGGGGTTTTTTTATGCCTGCGCTTTGGCGCAGTCGATACCAGTTCCTTCTGTCGCGCTGAGCCTCGTGTGTTCGTGTTAACACGTGACACCTTAGAGCCACCGGGCTGCTGGGTGTTAGTGTAGCCCTAACAACAAGATACCAGTTCCTAGTGTCGCGCTGAGCCTCACGTGTGCACGTCATCACATGGTTGCATGTAGCGCAGCCTGCTGGCTTTGTTAGTGTCACACTAACACACGATACCAGTTACTTGTGTCGCGCTGAGCCTTTGTTCGCACTAATGTTCGTAATGTTCGGCTATTGTTCGCTTTTGTGAAGTGTCAAACGTACATTTAGTTTTGATGCCATCGAGTGGCAATTACTGACATGCGTTAGCATAACCTGCTTATCAGCTTTTGTAGTTTGTTTAGTTTTCTTATTATTTATATCTATTGTTCTATATAATAATAATTGTATCTAATGGGTAAAGTTAGTGTGGCACTAACAGTGTTCGTTTCTGTACGTCCTCGTCGGCCCCCCTCCGAGCTAGTTCTCACTCCCCCAAACAGCGAACATTAGAACATTGTATGTAAATCAATGACTTGCTTCCGAACATTGTAAGAACATTACACTAAACAACAGAACATTACACTTCTACACACGTCCTGACATCATTTGACATGTCTCGCTATTTGTGGCATAATAGTTATGTTGGTGGGAGGTTTCAACGGTTCCCCCTCTTGTCCTATGACAGGTAGCCTCTCACCAACAACCTAAACCAAATGTCACACAGGAGAACGACATGTCACACGAAAGCAATGTTAGTGCCGCACTAACAAACGACCATGCGGTAACAGCACCATCCATTGGCTCTTCATCTATGTTGGTAGAGTTAAGCATCAGTACATGGACTGGGCGCAAGTTAGACAAGCGTGCATCAAAAGATGTCACCACAACCAACCATGCCGATGCAGGTATCGCAAACGTCCACAAGAAACTACTGGGCAACTGCGATGAACTCACGGCGGTACAGAAGTTTACCGCTAATGTTCGTAACCTACATTACAGCATGACAATGCCGTGGTCTGATACTGGCCTTCGATTACTACCGACTGCTCAGTATTTCAAATACCATCAGGCAATGACCGAGGTTCAGAACGAGTACAGCCGAATGGTTCAGACCTTCATCGACACATACGACTGGGCGATCAGTCAGTCACAGGCAAGGCTTGGCAACTTGTTTTCACACGATGACTATCCATCGGCGGAGAGCATAGCCAACAAGTTCAACTTTCGCTTCTCATATATACCGTTACCAGATGCAGGTGACTTCAGGGTGGATATAGGTAACGAGGGTAACGAGTTAGTACGCGAGCACTACCAGTCGTATTACTCCGAGCAACTGACCAACGCCATGAATGACGTATGGCAACGAGCGTTCAAAGCATTGACCAAGATGTCAGAGCGTCTCGACTATGCCGATCACGAACAGAAGAAAGTGTTTCGTGACACGCTAGTGTCCAACGTGGTTGATCTCGTCGATCTACTGGATGTGTGCAACGTAACAGGTGACAGTCAGATGTCAGCGATGCGCATGAAACTGGATGATGCCCTACGTGGTATTACACCAGACGCATTGCGCGAGGATGGCTACCTTCGCGCAGAAACTAAACGTGCTGTCGATGATGTCATCAAAGCACTTCCATCAATAGACCTTTAATCAGTTAGTGCCGCACTAACAAATCAACGGAGAAATATTATGAACTCAGCAATTCAAATGTACGCACTTGGCTTAGACCAAATCGCAACATCAATACTCAAGGGTGGTGACAAGCGCACCGTCCTTGTCCAAGGGCACATGGGTACAGGTAAGTCATCACTACTTACCACGTTATCACGTGACCTACCCAAGCACACACCGTGCTACTTCGACTGTACCACCAAGGACTTAGGCGACATCACCATACCCAAGATGAACCAACTGGATAACGCCGATTACGTTTCGTACGCGACCAATGAGGAGTTGGGCGCACACCACAAGACCCCTATCATTCTCATGATCGACGAGTATGGCAAGGCTAACCCTGCGGTGAAGAACGCGTTACTACGTGTCATGTTGGAGCGCAAGATCGGTGGGTACGAACTGCACCCTGACAGCTTAGTGTTTGCTACAACTAACCTTGGTGCTGAGGGTGTCGGTGATCTACTACCACCACATGCGAGGAACCGCATAACGGTGATCACCGCACGTAAACCTGACAACATGGAGTGGATCGAGTGGGGTATCAACAACGGTGTTGACCACACACTACTTGGTTGGTGTAAGGACAACCCCCATTTGTTTCATGGGTTCGAGGATGTCAAAGACCCCGACGACAATCCCTACATCTACCACCCCAAGCAACAACGTACCGCGTTTGTTACACCGCGCTCACTTGAGGCCGCGTCCGACTGGCTCAAGACACGAGAGCACTTCGATGATCAGACGTTAACAGGTTTACTCATGGGTACCATTGGTGAACGTGGCGCTATGGACTTGATGGCCTTTGTCAAACTAGCCGACCAACTACCGTCACTGCAATCTATCAAGGACGATCCCAAGAATGCCAAGGTCCCTGACAGTGCCGCCGCCGTGTGTATGGTTGTTTACCGTAGCCTATCTACTATGGGAGCCGACTGGATCGCCGCATGGATGGACTACATGGTGCGCCTCGACAAGGAAGCACAAGGTATGTTCGCCAATGGGTGTAGTGCCGAGAAGTATGCACACCGCAAGGTCGTGATGACCAACAAGAAGTTTACTCAATGGGCAATGGACAACAACTACATGTTCGCCGCCGACAAGAAGTAAGGAGAAGACTATGTTAGCAATAGGTAAACAACTTACCCCAGAGCAACGACTATCCAAAGCTGTCGTTGACATCATGGGCAACCCTAAATACGTTGCCCTCGCAGGTGTCCTCATGATCGGTGATCGTTCGGTGGTGGACAACATACCAACGGCATGTACCAACGGACGTGACGAGATGTATGGGCGAGACTTCATTGACTCGCTCAACGATGCAGAACTACGGTTCCTTGTACTTCATGAGGTATACCACAAGCTGTATAAACATCTTACTACATGGCGACATCTGCACGACCAAGATGCTCAGCTTGCCAACCAAGCGTGTGACTATGTGATCAACATCAAGATTGCGGATGACAACACCGATGGTTGGGCAGTCATGCCCCAAGGTGGGTGCCTCGATGTGAAGTATCGACACTGGGATTCAGCGGCAGTCTTTATTGACCTACGTGATAACGGCTCACCACAAGATAGTGGTGGCGACGACTGTGAAGATAGTGAGGGATCAGGTGGTAACGGTTCACCACAAGATGGCGACGAGGGGTCAGGTGATGAATCACCTAAAGGTTTCGACAGCCATGACTGGGATGGTGCCGCCGAACTTACACCAGATGAGAAGCGCGAGTTAGCACGTGATGTTGACGAGGCAATACGTCAGGGCGCGTTGATCGCAGGTAAGATGGGCAGTGGTGGTGATCGTGACCTTGAGCAACTACTCGAACCACAGATAGATTGGCGCGAGGTATTGCGTGAGTTTATACAGACCACATGTGCAGGTAATGACTACTCGACATGGCAACGACCGAACAGGCGTTACGTGTCATCAGGTTACTACATGCCTAGCGGTATCAGCGAGCAGGTGGGTGAACTGGTCATTGCCGTTGACACGTCAGGCTCCATTGGTCAGTTAGAACTTACAGCTTTCATGTCAGAGATACAGGCTATCTGCGACACGGTGCACCCTGATCATATCCGCTTACTCTACTGGGACACACGTGTGTGTCAGGACGAGAAGTACGACATGCACCAGCTAGACGAACTGGTGAAGACTACCAAGCCCAAGGGTGGTGGTGGCACTAATGTTGAGTGCGTTACCGACTACCTCACCGAGCATGGTGTCAAGCCACAAGCCGCGATTGTTCTCACCGATGGGTACCTTGGTGGATCATGGGGTCAGTGGTCTTGCCCTGTGCTATGGTGCATCTTAGACAACAAGAGTGCAAAGCCTGATACAGGTAAGCACGTAAACATAACATCAAGGGAGATGTAACATGGACTATCAAGAAGCATTGAAGCTAATGGAAGAAACTGTAGCCCATAGGGTACAACAGTTAGAGACACGTGCCGAGACAGAGGAGACATTCGAGGCACGTATGGCAATGAAGAGACGCGCACAACAAGTACATGATGCGTTCAATAAAATCAGAAACGGCTAAGTTTAAGGAGAACGACAATGGCTAGATATGAATACCAACTTGTTAGTGACGCACTAACAAACAGTCCGAAGGACATGCTCGACAATGAAGCAACGACACTGGCGGCGCGGGTGTGTAAGGAACTACGTGTGAAGATGCACCCACGCAACTCAGCAAGTTGTTGGATATACCGAGAAGATTGCCCATACATACTAGGGTGGGTAGGTTTCGGTGACTACCGAGATGGTGGT